ACGGTTGACACAATCATGAACTCTTCCATTGCCGTAGTTGACGCCCGACCGGGCAACGCTTCTTACGGTGGGCAAGACATCCCAACATACGATTTGACTGTGGCTATCGCAGTCAAACGAAACTAGAAAGGTCAGAAATGGCAACAACAACATTCCTTAGCAATGCAACGATAAACATCACGCAGGGCGCAACTTCATACGATTTAAGTGACCAAGCAAATCAGGTGACACTCACTGTGGGCCAGACGGCTCTTGATGCAACTTCATTCGGAGATTCAGGGGTTCGCATGGTCGGTGGTTTGCAATCGGTCGAATGTACAATCGAGTTTTTCCTGTCTTACGGTGCAAGCGAAGTCGAAGCAGCACTCGCAGCAATGGTCGGCCAAGGCAGCACAACACTTGTCATCAGCCCTTCAGGAACGACTGAGTCGGCTTCAAATCCAGAGTACACAATAAGTAATTGCATGCTGGAATCCTTCACCCCAATCAACTCGACTGTGGGTGAATTGGCGACCGTTTCAGCGACGTTTGTTGCTGGCACTTGGGTTCGAGACATTACCTGATACAAGGAAAGAGGGAAACATGAAAATCCAACTACGCATCACGCCCAACGAAGGCGAACCATACGAACTAGAAACAAACCTGTTTGTCATTGTCGCTTGGGAACGCAAGTTCAAACAAAAAGCCTCAACGCTCGCTAACGGCATCGGCATTGAAGACCTTGCGTTTATGGCTTACGAATGCTGCAAACAAAACAACATCCCAGTCCCAGTGTCGTTTGACCAATACATCAAAGACGTGAACGCAGTGGAAGTAGTTGGTTCAGAAGACCCAAAAGCCACCGAAGCAACAGTTACAGAAGAGCCTTAGCAGAAGTACTTGTTGCCACCGGGTATTACCCCCCACAAATACCATTTGAAACTGATGACCTAAACACGGTCATTGAGATTTTGAATAAACAACAGAAAGCAGCGAACAAAAGATGACAGCATCAGCCTCCATAGAAATGACAGGTCTGAAAGAAGCCATCCGTTCGCTGAACAAAGTTGAGCCGGGTCTTCGTAAAGAGTTCACTAAGAACGCCAACGAAATCGCACAACCAGCCATTCGTGAAGTTCAACAGGGCTACGCAAAGATTCCTTTGTCGGGTATGGCACGAAACTGGACAGACAAATCAGGACGCAAAATCTTTCCGTTTTCGGTGGCTAAGGCACAGTCTGGAGTCAAGTTGAAAGTCGATGCTGCAAGGGAAGCCGTCAGCCTTCTCTACATCACACAGACCTACGTTGGCGCTGCCGTTTTTGAGGCTGCAGGGCGTAGCAACCCCAACACACTGGGAGACTCTCTAGGGCCACTCAAACCCAACCAGACGAGAGTTCTTGGGCCTTCTGTATTTAGGAAGCGTGGCGAGATTGAAAAGGCCTTACAGCGCCTCTCAATGGATGCCATTCAACGAGTCCAAAAGGAACTGAACTAATGGCTCTAGCAATCCCCATCATCTCAACCTTTGACGGTGGAGGTGTTTCCAAGGCAATCAACGAATTCAAGAACCTTGAGGGCGCTGGCAAAAAAGCCCAGTTTGCTATCAAGAAAGCAGCCGTTCCTGCAGCAGCAGCCTTGGCTGGTTTAGCCGTCGTTTTAGGCGACGCCGTAAAGGGCGCTATGGAGGACGCTGCAGCACAAGAAGAACTAGCACGTCAACTAAGGGTGACAACTGGCGCTAATGACTTACAAATCTCGAGTGTTGAAGACTGGATTTCTACACAAGGAAAATTGCTCGGCGTTACTGACGATGAACTTCGCCCGGCATTGGCTGGCCTTGTCAGGGCTACAGGCTCAGTCACCCATGCGCAAGAATTGGCTACGGCTGCTATGGATTTGGCAGCGCAAAAAGGTGTGCCACTTCAAACCGTCACAAAAGCATTGGAAAAGGCTTACGGTGGCAACCTCACAGCATTAGCCAAACTTGCGCCCGAATACCGTCAGATGATAAAAGACGGTGCATCGTTTGAAGACGTTATGTACGCCATCGGCACAGCCACAGGTGGTGCAGCAGCGACAGCAGCAAACACTGCACAGGGACAATTCAAGCGTCTTGGAATTGCCCTTGACGAAACAAAAGAATCTATTGGTGCTGCATTGTTGCCAGCCGTCGAAGCAGTTCTGCCTTACCTGCAAAAGTTCGGTGCTTGGGCACAAGACAACCCACAAACATTTATGATTATTGCTGGCGCTTTAGCAGCAATTGCAGCGTCGATTGTGGCAATCAACATTGCCATGGCACTCAACCCAATCGGGCTAATTGTGATTGGCGTCATTGCGCTCATTGCTGCTCTTGCCATTGCTTACAAAAAGTTTGAAGGCTTCCGAAACATTGTGGACAACGTATTTAGTGCAATCAAATTTTATGTTCAGAACATTGTCATTCCACAGTTCAACCTCATGCTCACAGTGTTCAAAACAATCTTCAACGGCATTGCCTCAGTCTGGAATAACACCATCGGCAAGTTCTCTTTCAAGGTTCCGTCTTGGGTGCCCGGTATCGGTGGCAAAGGTTTTGAGATGCCTAACATTCCAATGTTGGCTGCAGGTGGCATCGTCACTGGCCCGACGCTGGCGATGATTGGTGAAGGCCGTGGCCCAGAGGCTGTCATTCCGTTAGACCGTATGGGCGAGTTTGGAATGGGTGGTGGCACAACTGTCAACATCAACGTCAACGGTGGCGACCCTCAAAGTGTGGTCAATGCTTTGCGTACCTACATGAGGCAAAACGGTTCTGTTCCTATTCGTGTGAGCAACATTTTTTAGCCATGGCCTTACAGACCTACACGGCTTATTACTCGACAGACCCTGTAGGGGTTGGCTGGACTGCCCTAACGAATGTGCAAAACATTCAGTTCAGCATCGGCAGGCAAGCACAGTTAGACCAAGTCAAATCGGGTGTGGGCACCATTGAGATGCGCTACCCAACAGGCTATGCGTCACCTATTACGGCGTTAGTTGCTGGCACATACATCAAAATAGAAAACACCACTGGTGTCGGTACGCCACGCATTATTTGGGTTGGTTTCGTTTCTGACGTTACGGCGCAGTATGGCATTCCGTTTGCTGGTGGCGTAGGTCAGGCTGACTATTTGACAATAAGCATTGAGGGTGGTTTTGCTCGTTTTGGCCGTATGCAGGGCAACGACTACGCAATGGCTGCAGACACAGTTGCTAACCAATTGACAGCTGCAAACACACAAACAGGGTTGACGCTTTCTTGGACTGGCACTACTGGTTCACCAGCGATGGCTGCAACCACGGTTAGTAGCACTTGGGGCGACTGGGTGGCAAGAGTCTGTCAGACCACTAATGCACGCATTAGGGAGTTTGGCAATGCCACAACGCTTGTAAGTCCGTTCAACTCGAATGTAAGCACAATCAACTTTTCTGATGTGGCTAACAACTCAACTAATCAGGTGTATAGCAAAATCAACTTTGACAGCCTTGCAGACAACTTCTATACGCAGGTGACGGTGACTCCTGAATCGTTTGGTGCTGCGACAGTTACCAAATCTGGCGCTGCAGTGCCGTATCGGGCATACCAGACAAACACGTTGAATGCGAGCACAAGTCAGGCCACTGATTACGGCAATTATTTGCTGGGTAACTATGGCACTGCACGTTTTGCTATTAGTTCTTTTACTTGTAGTGCTGAGGCGCAGGCTGATTTTCAGTTAGACGTAATTGGTGCTTCTAGTTCGATTATTTTGTCGGCTGGTACACAGGTTGGTGTGACTTTCCGTGGCACTACTTACCAGTGTCTCATTGAAGGTGTGAGTGTGACTGCTACCCCTGCCAGTGCTTTATACACTTATTACGTTTCGGGTGCAGACCTAAACGCCTACCTGTTACTGGATAACACGACTTTCGGCACGCTCGATAACAACAAGTTAGGATACTAAACATGGCTACACCACCAGACTTCACCACCGGACAGGTGCTTACGGCAGCGCAAATGAACGCCGTAGGGCTTTGGAAAATTACACCAACAG